CAGTTTTCTCCTACCTCTCTATCTAACTTAGATAAAAATGGGAGGCCATTAGTGATTAGGTACGACGAGGAGACAGGAAGACCCACATTTATTTACAGGCACCCTAATTTCCCGTTAGCTTTATCAATAATTTCCCTGTTGCTTGTAGTAGGAAAACCAGTTCTTTCCGATATGCTCCAATGGCTGCTAGAATTGCTATCCCGGTAGTGACTCTCCAGCGTATGTTGATTTTATATTCGGATTCAATATATTCATTTCCAGGAGATAAGCATAATAAGTGCGAATTATTTTCAGGGTAAAGGGTTTCGCTCTTATCATCAGCATTTGGATTTGAAGCTATACGGAAAGAAATCATATGACTATTTTCTAAATCAGTAACTATATCCTCGATATCATTACTATTTTTGCGAAATCTGCTTTTTAGATTTCTGTACGACACATATGGGTGCCTATAAATGTACTTTAATACACAATAATGTTTTTTATCCATTTCAATCACCTTAATTATCCTTAATAAGATTATAAGGAGTAAATATAGGAAAATCAAGGACATTGAAAAATCCCGCAGTAGCACCTACACCACGGGATTTCACAAAAGCGTCATCTTTTGATGACATATTCAGTTGTATGTACGCTAGTACAGTTACTATTATATACCAATCCTACCGGTATTTAAAACAGGTAATAAATGGTAATACGAAAGGAGGCGATTAAGTGACGGCCTTAACGGTAGAAGAAACTATGGAGCGGTTTAATATGGGTAGAGAGACGGTTCTTGGGGTATTCAGGCAGAAAGATTCTCCTGCATATAAATTGGGTCCGTATAGTAAGTCACCCTGGAGGGTGGATGAAGAAGAATTTAAAGCATATCTGTTGAAAGTAAGTAAGCAATACAAAGGTTAGGAGGACAACTATTGTTTCGAGATGTAATTATCGCCATATTTGCAACAATCGCAGTACTGCAGACAGGCTTTTTCAAGCCAGAATCACCAGTACAAGCCGTAATCATAGCCATAGTGCTGTATGCGGTATTTACCGTATCGCTGACCTGGGCAGACTGCCAGAGGATGGCGAGGCGGGAGAGGGAAAAGAAAAATCCCCAGGAAGCGGCCACTTCCCAGGGAAAAGGTAAAAATTAATAATAATTCAATACCTATATTATAGGTGGAACGGAGGAAAAATGCAACAGGAAAGAAATATTGGTAAGGAAGCAGAGGCATTAATTGAGAAGGTCAAAGAACTATTGAAGGTAAAAACAAAAAGTGAAGATGCTCTGCGGATTATTGATACCGAAGGAATTGGCCATATGAGAATAATAGCTTATCAATTCGAGGGAGACTTATCACTCGAAGACTGCGCCCTGGATGAATGCCAGAATGGTGCTGTAAAGTTGATGCTTACATCGGTTATCAGCACCAGGCTAGAGCAAACTAACAAAGAGCTGACGGAAATATTAGACAAAGTGAACGGGCAGACGGAAGAACCCATTCCAACTATGGAACCCGATAAATATGTTCTTAAGCGGGGACGGAGGAACTGCTAATGAAAGTAAAGAAAATTAAGATCAAGAATCTGTTTGGTATAGCCGAATACGAAGTGAATGGGTCATCACTGGAACTATCCGGAGAAAATGGTGTGGGGAAAACATCCGTAATAGATGCTATTCGCTACGCTCTCACAAACAAATCAAACAGAGAATATATAGTGAGAAAAGGCCAATCGGAGGGTGAAATCCTTATTGAGACAGACAATGGCCTTAGAATTAACCGTAAACCACGCACGAATCAGGTGGACTACAAAAGCGTAAAAAAAGATGGGCATGAAATAGGCAGCCCGGAGGCTTTTCTGAGAGATATCTTTACTCCGCTGCAGCTAAATCCTATCGAATTTATGAACATGGATAAGAAGGAGCAAAATTCAATCATTCTTGACATGATTCAGTTTGACTGGGATTTGAACTGGATAAAAGAACAGTTTGGGGAAATACCTCCGGAAATTGATTACTCACAAAACATTCTTTCTGTGTTAAATGATATTCAGTCTGAGAAAGGCTATTATTTCAGGAGCCGTCAAGACGTAAACAGGGATATCCGGAATAAGCGGGCGTTCATTTCTGATATCGCGGATGGAATCCCTGAAGGATACCAAGCTGAGACTTGGGAGGACTACAACCTTTCTGAGATATATTCGAGGATAGAGATTATCAGGAATGCAAATGATCAGATTCAGCGGGCCAAGCAGATTGTGGAAACGAGAGACAATAAAGTCCGGGCGTTCCAGGCTGACAGGGAAATCGCTGTCTCTGCCCTGGAGAGAGAGCAATCTACCACGAGAAACCGACTTGAAAAGCAGATAGAACGACTAAAGGCTGAGATTACTGCGGCCGAGAAAGAGCTTAATGGATTGGAAGAAAAAAAGGCCGATAAACTGGCGGTCATCAATAAACAGTATGAAGTAAATGTAGCCAAATACGACGCCCAGGTAGAGGAATATAAAGAGCTGTCCGAGAAAGAGCCGCAAGATTTCTCTGAGTTGCAGGAAAAAGCTGCTTACGCAGAAGCAATGAAGGGATACGTAAATGAATACCGCCGTATGGAACGGCTGCAGGAAGAACTGGATGCTCTCACACAGGAATCGACAGAGTATACAAGCAAGATCGAAAAGGCCAGGACGCTTCCGGGAGAAATACTAGAGAAAGCAACTATCCCGATTAACGGACTTACCGTTGAAAATGGCATTCCACTCATTAACGGGCTTCCGGTAAGCAACCTTTCCGATGGACAGAAGCTTGATTTATGCGTGGATGTGGCACTACAAAAGCCCAATGGGCTGCAGATTATACTTATTGACGGAGTGGAAAAACTCTCAACAAAAATGCGCGAATCCTTATATACAAAATGCAAAGAGAGAGGATTGCAGTTTATTGCTACACGTACAACGGATGATCCGGATTTAACAGTAATTGAATTATAGGAGGCATGGCTATGGACGAAGTTACATTACATCAGAAGCACGAGGATGCAACCCCATTTTCTAATTCTGACAGTTTTAAGCGGATTTATGATATCGGAAAAATGTTTGCATCATCAACGCTGGTACCGCAAAATTACCAGGGAAAGCCTATGGACTGTACAATTGCTGTAGATATGGCGAATCGCATGGGAGTCAGCCCTATGATGGTTATGCAGAACTTATATGTGGTAAAAGGAAAGCCGCAGTGGAGCGGACAGGCATGCATGAGTATGATACGTGCATGCAGCGAGTTTAAAAACGTGCGCCCGGTTTACACGGGAGAAAGAGGAACAGATTCCTGGGGGTGTTACATACATGCAGAGTACCGGGAGACCGGAGAGATTGTAAAGGGTACCGAGGTAACAATTGGTATGGCAAAATCTGAGGACTGGTACGGAAAGAATGGGAGCAAATGGAAAACCATGCCAGAGCAAATGCTTGCTTATCGTGCTGCGGCCTTTTTTGCCAGGGTTTACATTCCAAACGCACTGATGGGGGTATATGTAGAGGGAGAAGTAGAAGACATTGAAAAACCAGATAAAGGGAAAATCAATAATCCGTTTGAAACGGAGGATAATAAGGAGACGTCCAAATGATTGTGATGACTGAAAACTATTACAGCCAGGAAGCCAACCGGGAGTATCTTTCAGTGAGCCAGTACAAGGATTTCTGCGGAACAATTGGACGACCAGCATGTGAAGAACAGGCGCTTGCAAAAATAAACGGTACATGGGAAATGGAGAAAACCACTTCGTTAATGGTTGGATCTTACGTGGATGCGCACTTCGAAGGGACACTTGATTTATTCAAAGCGCAGAATCCGGAAATATTTACAAAGTCCGGCACTTTAAAAGCTGAATATAAAAAAGCTGAGGAAATCATCAATCGCGCCGAGAGAGACAGTCTATTTATGCAATTTATGTCCGGAAAAAAGCAGGTGATATTCACTGCATACATGTTTGGGGCTAAGTGGAAAGCAAAACTTGACAGCTATATACCAGGAAAATGCATTGTTGATTTGAAATGTATGAAATCTCTTCGTGAAACACACTATGTAAAAGATTACGGGAGAATGGATTTTGTCCGCTATTGGGGATACGACATACAAGCGGCAATATACCAGGAGGTTGTAAGGATATGCACTGGAGAGAAGATGCCATTCTATATTGCGGGGCTATCAAAAGAAAAAGAACCGGATATGGAAATAATCCAAGTCCCGCAGGTGTGGATGGACGAGAGATTGTGCGAGATTGAACAAAACACGCCTAAAATATCAATGCTCAAAAGCGGAGAAATTCCCCCTATACGATGTGAAACGTGTGATTACTGTAAGCACACAAAGGTCCTGCATTCTCCTATATGGCCAGATCAATTAATAACAGAAATATAAAAGGAGGTCCTCTGTGAATAAACGAACGAAAGCGTTACAGTTTGATGCACGTACACGTCAAGCCATAAAAGAACGTGATCAGAATTGCATCTTCTGCAGGATTGGATACCATATGGACGCAACAAACGATCTGGCGTATCAGATACAACAGATTATGCATATTGTCCCCAGGTCCCAGGGAGGGCTTGGGGTAGAGCAGAACGGAGCATTAGGCTGCCAGCATCATCACTCAATGTTAGATAACGGGAATGATGGGTGCAGGGAAGAAATGATGCAGTACATAGAAATGTACATGAAGGATAAGTACCCTGGGTGGAACCGGGAATTGCTTATCTATAAGAAATGGCCGTAAGGCACATAATCAAGTGGCGCTTACCCTTGTTTATGCGTTTTTCCATACTATATATCACGACGTAACTAATTAATAAGCCTTGCCCCGGAATCTCCCGGGGCGGAAAGGGGGCTAAATTGGAACAGTATAAAAACATAGCAGACGAGCTGGAGCTTAAGGAATACATTAAGAAAGATGAATCCAGGGTAACTAAACTCAACACTAAAAAGGCGTGTATGCTGACTACATTTAATAACTGGAGGATGGAGGCTAATGGAGTGTAAGTTTACCATCCCTGGGCGTCTGGATGGCCTGAATACAATAATTGATGCTAACAGGTCAAGTAAGTATAAGGGTGCCAATATAAAGGCCGAGAATGACGCAATATGCAAGGCGTACATACTTAAATCCCTTAAAGGTGTGAAAATACTACGCCCGGTGATTGTAACCTTCGACTGGTACGAAAAGGACCGCAGGAGGGACCTGGATAACATCTACTCCGGGAAGAAATTTATCCTGGATGCTCTGGTTAAATGCGGGGTGTTGCAGAACGATACGCAGAAATGGGTGATCGGGCTGGTGGACCGGATACACACAGACAAGCGAAACCCACGGATAGAGGTAACGATAATAGAGGCAGGTGAGGCAGATGGAAGGATGGATAAAGCTACATAGAAAAATACTGGAAAATCCAATTGTCTGCAAGGATGCGGATCATCTGGCAGTGTGGGTATATCTCCTGTTACATGCCACACATGAAGATTACCCGGCGCTCTTCAAAGGGGAAAAAATAGTACTGCACCCCGGGCAGTTAATTACCGGAAGACTTAAAATCGCGGCCGAATTATCCGTGAACGAAAGCAAGGTAAAAAGAATCCTAAGTGCGTTTAAAAATGACCAGCAGATTGACCAGCAAGCCAGCAACAAAAACAGCCTAATTACAATACTTCACTGGAATGATTACCAGAAAAGTGACCAGCAGATTGCCCAACAGATGACCAGCAAGTGCCCAACAGATGACCAGCAAGTGACCACAAACAAGAATGAAAGAATAGAAGAACAAAAGAAAAAGAATAAAAATATAACGCGCGAAGCGAATGAACTTTTTGAACGTCTCTGGAAATTATACCCTAACCCACGGGGTAAGGAAGAAGTATCAGCCGCAAAGAAAAGAGAACTTTTGGCAATAGGTGAACCCACGCTAGTTAAAGCGATTGAACGCTACAGCCTGGAACTTCAGAGAGACGCCGATTGGCGCAGACCGAAGAACGGCAGTACTTTTTTCAAAAGCGGGTATAAGGATTATCTGGACGAGAATTATATTCCGTTACCGGAGCCAAAGAAACCAGCGGCAAAGAACAAGTTTAACAACTTTGAAGACCGGGATTACAGCCGGAATGAGTTATTGGATCTTGAAAAACAATTATTACTGGGAGGTGCAAACAATGGGCAGGGGACCTGTGACACAGAAAAAAATTGACATGATATTAAAGCTAAACGCGAAGGGAGTACCACAGAACGAGATACGGAGAAGTGTCCATGTGGGCAGTCAGACTATGGCGGCTGTCCTTAACGGAAAAATGAAGAAGGGGCGCACTGGGGCAAAGCGTGTTCTGAGGGAATGGGATGCAGTGACGATATACACGTTAAACCGCTGTGTGATACCGGAAAACATGTGGATATACTCTGCCAACGATGGACAGTTTAAAGGTGTGGTGCGGGCGGATACGGCGCATGAAGCGGAACGGAGAGTAATGCAGATGTACGCAGACCAGGGCGACGAAGTAACGGTGGAGCTTGAGAAAGTATGGCCGGGAATGGATGTTTATTATCCGGACGTTTTTGAGGTTTATTGCGCAGGATAGGAGGGAGCCATGATAGAGATAAAAGGCCAGTGGGAACAGGTATTGACAATGGATGACTGTCTTAGAGTGATATCGTATCACCTGGGGCTGGAGTTTGCCAATAAGGTGCAGGAGCTAGTGGAAAAAGAAGGACCGGATCGTGATAAGATAAGCGATGCCATTTGTATGATGGAGGAATCTTCTGGAGATTTGGACAGAGCAATATCAGATATAAGACGGGCGTTTAAGGAAAAGGGGTGGCTCAAGTGATTAAAAAAGCATATATATCATTCACAAGTCAAAAGGTATTTGCTATTTTTTACAAAAGTACGAGGACGGTATTTTTCAATGAAGAATTCAGAGGCGGTACAAGAGTAATTTTAATGATATAGGAGGGAAGTATATGGGACAGATAACAGAATTGGTACAGGAAGCACATAAAACAGCAATTGAGCATGGCTGGTGGGAGACGGCACCAGAATTTGGGACCTTGATCGCATTGTGCCACAGCGAACTCTCGGAAGCACTGGAGGAATACCGGGACGGAAGATCACCAGAGGAAATCAGGAAGCAGCACACAACTAGCCCTTTGATACCGGGGAAGATGGAGGGTATTCCCTCAGAGCTGGCCGACACTGTGATCAGGATATTTGACATGTGCGGATACTACGGAATTGATTTGGAACATGCCATATTGCAGAAAATGCAGTACAACAAGAGCCGCCCTTATAAGCACGGCGGGAAAGTAATTTAGAGGAGGAAATGATATGTCCACAGGAAAGAAAATATTAGCAGAGATTACAGTAAAAGACGGGAAGCCAGTAGTAGAGATACACAACAATATGGATTATGAGGTGGTACCGCTCGAGGGAGTAACCTACATAGTGGAAAGGAAATCCCAGGAGTTTGTTGCCTTTGGGGGCAAGTCATGAAACTGAAAGATATATTCTGCTTTCACAAGTGGAAAAAGTTTGAGGAATTCGAACTAAAAGGAAATACCTGTGTTATATACAGGTGTAAAAAATGCAGAGCTGTAAGAAGCAAATTAACTTAGGTTATCGTGATGTATAAATGATATGGTTGGGAACACATGTTACCAGGGCGGTTGTAAGCGGTCATGCGGCGGCGCTTAATGGCAATAAATTCCGCGGATGCCAGCCGGAAACGGTGCGTAAGTGGGTAGCTGAAATGTCCACAAATGCCCTATCACATAACTTAGGATTTAAACAAATTAAGAAAGGAGGCGGAAGCCCCGGCCGGGAAAGATGCATCGGCTTCCTTTCAAAGATGGATTTAGGATTACATGATGCAGAAAAAGAACATTTTAAGCGCGGGAAGAACTTCCCAAACCTTGCACTGATGAAAATATCCGCCTGGCATAAGGTGCAGGGGGACAATGTAGATTGGTGGGCACCATTGTTACACTACGACAAGGTATATAGTAGCAAGGTGTTTGATTTCACCCCGGACAACATGGAGCTGCCTGATAATACTATTAAAGGCGGCACCGGATACCGAAACGTGCCGATGGATAAGGAATTACCACAAGAAATAGATGATATATACCCAGATTACAGTATCTATCCAGATTGTGATTATGCGATCGGATACACAACACGGGGATGCCATAATCACTGCCGCTGGTGCGTTGTGCCACAAAAAGAAGGGCAGATTAGGCCATATAGAAGATGGAAGGATATTGTTCGGCCAGACACAGACAAGCTTGTGCTGATGGACAATAATATACTTGCATCGGGATATGGGATTGAACAGCTTGAGAATATGATCGGGAGCGGATACCGTATTGACCTTAACCAAGGGATGGACGCCAGGCTGGTGACAGACGAGGTAGCGCAGATATTATCCAGGTTGTCCTGGATTAGGTTCATTCGATTTTCATGCGATCAGAAGTCGCAGATCGAACCTATAAGGCGCACCATAGATCTGCTGGGGAAGTATGGAGTGAGGCCATATCGGATATTTATATACATTCTAGTGACGGCAGATATAGAGGACGCAGCCGCAAGGGTAGAAGCCCTTAAGGGGTATAAGGCTATCAATTTATACGCCCAGGCGGAACGCAACGAGCGGTTAGGTGTTATCCCTAATAAGTCACAACTTGAATTTCAATATCGCTATATATACGGGGGTTGTTACCGGAAAGAAACCTGGGAGCAATATTGCACCAAGAGAGATTTACACTTTTAAACTGAAATTAGATGGAGGAAAAGAATGAAAAAATATGATTTAAATTTGGTAGATGGAATACATGTTGCGGAAACAATTATTCAATCTGGAGAGTATAGAGGGAAAATCTTAAACGTAATTCGCGGTAACTGTTTTGGCAGTAGTATTCTTGACTTTGATTTTAGTTGTGAAGACGCTGGTATTAAAAATGATTGTAAATTGTGTTTCCACGAAGATTATGGTTACTGGAGCGCCGAACTGCATGATCGGGAAGGTAATATTTTATATGTCGACGGTGATCCGGAAGATTTTAACGACATGATTGTAAAGAAAGAGATTATTGGACAGTATGAAAACATAGACGAAGTAAATGTCTATATAGATACCTGGGTATAGAATTACTAAAAATGCAACCTATATATTGTAATATAAGCAATATTATACTATAATTGCAATATATAGAGTTGCAATAGCAAAAGAGGTGAGCGATTGACATACAAGAATAATGAGGGCTACTCAGACCAGACAGCAGGTAAGGCTATCCAGAAGGCCGACAGACCGCCTAAACCAGTCCTGGACGTGATAAGGATGGTTAAGGAGCTGGCGTGGTTCTGTGGATTTGAGATAGTAGGCCATATACATTTAAAGGACAGGAACACGGGGAAAGAGTATAAGTAGGAGGCGATTCCGTTGGAAACAAAACTGATGACTAAGGAGAGGCTATCGGCTTATATCCACAACAAGGCAGCTATTGCAGAGATAAACTTTAAACTGGAACATGCTGCGGAATATGCGACTGGAAATGACGTTATATTTGATTATCAGAAAGGATATCCCAGGCCACAGTCTGTAGTGGGCTGCGATTATGACAAGTATATTAAACGCAAAGAAAGGCTTAACAAGAAAAAAGAGGAATACCAGAAGGAAAATGAGGAGATAGAGGAATTTATAAATTCCATTCACGATAGTCTCCAATACAGAATATTTACATTGTATTTTATTGATGGGCTTAGGCAGGATAAAGTGGCCGAGAAGGTGAACATGGAGAGGAGCAGTATTAGCAAGAAAATAGATGACTATCTGCAACTTTCACACAATTCACACCAATCACATGTATAATAACAATAGAGCTATTGGGCCTGTGGCCTGGCAGCTAGGTTTCAAGTCCTCCCTACAAAGCACTCTGTTAAACAGCAGGGTGCTTTTATTATACACAGAACAGGTATGTAAGATGCTTAAATCATGTCAATATTGTGGACGCATACATGATAGTAAATATGACTGCGGAAAGAGACCACAGCGCAGAAAGAATATCACATATATAGACCGCTTCCGAAGCTCCAGGAGATGGAGGGATAAGCGTGAGCAGATAAGGAGCAGGGATAAAAACCTGTGTCAGATATGTATACGTAATCTATATGGTACAGATATACAGTACAACTATCATAATCTATCTGTCCACCATGCTATACCAATAGAGACAGATTACGATAAGAGATTAGATGATGATAATCTACTGACAGTATGTGATGTGCATCATGTAATGGCAGAGGCAGGACAGATAGATTATGATGTAATCAAGAGGATTATAGACGAACAGGAGGAAGCATGAACAAATTTATTAAAAGCAATATTTTATACGCATGGGACAGAGAAAAGGCAATGACGGCAGAGTTGTATATTGATGGGGAAAAGAAGAACGTCGCAGTAGATTGTGGGATAAAAGCAGCATATCTATGCGACAGGAGAGCATGTGCAGTATGTAAGGCAGTATGTGGATATACAACAAATATAGAGCATGCAGAGAACTTTAAACGTGAGGGGACCATAATAATCGACGAGTAGGGGTATCCCCCGGGTAGTTGTGTGAATAATATATACAATTTCGGACACCGACGCCTCCCCTCAAAATACACAAATTGCCAGAAATGAAAATTTTTTAAAGGAAGAAGGTGGATGGATGGGAAGACCAGCGAAGGCGGTATCTGCAAAAACTGGTAAAATCGGTGCAGAAGAAACTGAGCAAAGAGCTGCAATTGAGAATGAGCTTCGGGGCAAGAAAGATAAGCTGATACCGCCATTATATTTAACAGAAGACCAGATGGAAATATTTAATTATATTATGGAAGAGCTACAAGAAGCCGATATCCTTGGGAACCTGGACTTGTTCATTCTAGCACAAACAGCAATAGCGGTGGATCGTATTCAGGAACTAGACCGTAAAGCAAATGAAGATAAGTCGGTACTATTTGAAAATCCGTTTCGCCAAGCCAGAGCAGAAGCGTCTAAAGAATATTTTAGGTGCTGTAATGAACTATGCTTATCCCCTCAGAGCCGGGCAAAACTATCCATTGCGAAGGTGAAGCCCGGAGAAAAGAAAAAGACCATCATGGATTTAATCAATGAGGATGACGAAGACGAAGGTTAAGCACCCGGCGGTCGCATATGCTGAGGGGGTATGCCGGGGGAAGATAAAGGCACCGAGGTACGTCATCCTCCAGTGTGCGGACTTTTTGCAGACGTACAAAGGGAAGAACAAGAAATACATCATCAATGAGAGTCTGTTGGATAAGATATATAAGATTCTTAAGGTGCTCAAGATGGCCAAGGGACCAAAGGCCGGGAAGTCTATCTATTCGGCACTGGCCGGATATCAATGGCTGCTCATAACGGCAGTCCTATGCACGGTCCATCGGAATGACAGGCGTATGCGCCGTTACCAGACAGCGGTGCTTGAGATATGCAGAAAGAATGGCAAAACATTTGTAGTTGCTGTTCTTTTTATTTTGCTTTTTTACCTTGAGCCGTCCTATTCCCGTTTCTTTTCTGTAGCGCCTGACGGGGCATTGGCAAGGGAGATTAAAGAGGCACTAGAGCCTCTGATTGCTACAAACGAAGAAGTATTTGAAGAGAATGAATTTAAGGTATTAAGGGATTACATCCTTCATAATCCTACCAAAACGAAATATACTCCCCTAAATTATTCTACAAGCCGCATGGATGGAAAAGAACCGTCTGTCTTTATTGCTGATGAAGTGGGAGCGCTTCCTACGTCGTATCCAGTTGAGGCTATGCGTTCTGGACAGCTACTTGTAAAGAATAAATTAGGGTTTATTATTTCGACGAAATATCCAACCGCTGACAATCCGCTGGAGGATGAAGTAGACAACGCCAAAAAGATACTTGACGGACTAATAGATGACGAAACAGTTTTTGCATTACTTTACGAGCCAGACAACACAAAGGATTGGGCTACTGATGATTTGATTCTAGCGCACGGTAATCCTCTGGCGTTGGAAATAGATATGGTATGGGATGAATTGATAAAAAAACGCAGGAATGCTATAAACCGTGAGAGGCTTAGGGAAAATTTCCTGACCAAGCATTGCAACATTATTTATCAGGGGGCAGGAACAGAAACATACATCCCGATTGACCAGGTAAAAGCCTGCAGAGAAGTGAATATTGACTGGGAAGGAAGAGAGGTGTATGTGGGTGTAGACCTTGCAATGACTAATGATAACTGTGCGGTTGCTATGTCTTCCGAAGAGGATGGAGAAATACTTAGCGAGGTGATGACATTCATTCCGGAAGGCAGGATTGAAGAAAAAAGTGAGTTTGAAAAATTTGATTACCGCGCAGCAATAGCGGCTGGAACGTGTATAGCTTGCGGAGACATGACCGTTGATTATGGTGTGATCGAAGAGTATGTTTTTAATCTGGAAAAAACAAAAGGAGTTATCATAAAAGCTATCGGGTTTGACCGATATAACGCTTTATCGAGTGCACAGAAGTGGGATAAGGAATATAGAACAGTAGAAATCAGGCAGCATTCAGACACCCTCCACCCACCAACTAAATTGCTGGCAGAAAAAGTCGCAAACAGAGAATGGCATTATGAAGAAAACAGGTTATTAGAAATAAACTTCGAAAACGCAAAATGTACCTATGACACAAACATGAACCGCTATGTAAACAAGAAAAAGTCAAATGGAAAAGTAGACGGAGTAGTTGGAATTATTAACTCTGTATATTTGCTGCAGCAAGATATTCTATTTGATGAGAGCGGTTTTACAGTGCAGGTATGCTAGAAAGGAGTGACGCTTATGTGGCCCTTCCGAATGAGGGCAGATCCAGAACCGGAAAATATCGAAGCTGATGCAAATGAATCGGCACTGCTGAGAGCGAGCCTATCAAATGACTATATGACAAGAGAACAGGCGATGAATGTTCCGGCATTTGCAGCGTGTGTAAATAAAATAGCAGAAACAGTATCTACCATACCCATCAGGCTTTACAAACTGGTGGGTGATAAACTCGAAGAAGTGAAGGATGATACAAGGATAAGGCTGTTAAACGATGAAACGGGGGACACTCTGGACGGTGTGCAGTTTAAGCGTGCATTAACAAAGGATTATCTGGCGGGAAAAGGTGGATACGCCTTTATAAACCGATCTGGAAATCGAATAAAGTCACTGCACTACGTTAAAGAGAATGAGGTATCTTTTATATTTTCCCCTGATCCTATATTTAAGGATTATGACATTATGATCCAGGGTTCGAGGTATAAACCGTATGAATTCCTTAAAGTCCTTAGAAATACGGAGGACGGACGGTCTGGTAAGAGTATTGTAGATGAAAATAGCGAAGTGCTGAGTGTGGCATATCATTCACTTGAATATGAAAAAGGTTTGGTAAAAACCGGGGGTAACAAAAAGGGATTCATAAAATCTCCTAAAAAGCTTGCTAAGGCGGCTATGGATGCATTAAAGCAAGCGTGGAGAAACCTATATCAAAATAATACAGAGAATGTGGTTATTTTGAATGAGGGACTTGAATTTCAGGAAGCCAGTAATACCAGCGTAGAAATGCAGTTAAACGAGAACAAAAAGACAAACAGCGACGAAATATGCAAATTGTTTAATATGCCTCCAGCTATGATAAATGGAGGGGCAACAGAGCATGATAAGACTAATTTCGTCCAGTACTGCTTAAATCCTATATTAAAAGAACTTGAATGTGCGCTTAATCGGGATCTTCTTCTTGAATCAGAAAAAAGTTGTTTTTATTTTGCTGCAGATACATCCGAATTAACTAAAGGAGATATCGAAAAGAGATTTAGGGCTTATGAGTTAGCAAGCAGAAATGGGTTTATGCAGATTGACGAAATCAGACTAAAAGAGAACCTACCGCAGTTAGGTCTTGATTTTGTTCGCCTTGGATTACAGGATGTGCTTTACGATCCTGACACGAAGACATTTTATACCCCAAACATGAACGAAACAGGAAAAATCAACCAGGACAGTGATCCGGAATTAGAAAATATAAAAACGAAAGAAGGTGAGGAAGAAAATGAGAATTGAAATTAGAAATGACAGCGTACTAATTGATGGATATGTGAACGCTGTTGGGCGGGACTCCAGGCCAATGAGGGATCGTAAAACCGGAGAGCGCTTTGTTGAGCAGATTGTGCCAGGGGCTTTTGAGCGAGCCTTAAAACAGAACGAAGTGGATTTACTGCTTAATCATGATGGTACAAGAAAACTTGGCTCAACCCAAACAAACCTTCAGCTTTTCGAAGACAATATTGGACTGAGGGCAATCGCGGAGATAACCGATCCAGAAGTGATTCAGGAAGCCAGAGAAAAGAAGCTTCGCGGATGGTCATTTGGTTTTTACGAACGGGATGCCAGCGAAGAAGAGCTTACTAATGGTATGAAAAGACGTTATGTGGAGGAAATGCAGCTTCAAGAGGTGTCAATTATTGACCACAGGAAGATGCCTTGTTATGAAGGGACCTCCATAGAGGTCAGGGCTGAGGGAAAAGAAGTGATTACCTCTGAGCCTTTGGAGTCAATGGCTACATACGTAGAAGAAAAAAACAACAGAGACGAAGTGGATTATAGCAGCTATAAAAAAAGAATTAATAAATTAGAAAAATAAAGGAGAAATAAGTATGAGAAGAAAGACATTATTAAAAAAGTATATGCAGTTTAGAGCAGAGGATCTGAAAAGCTTACAGGAGCAGAGAGCGGATATGGTGCAGCGGATGAAAGTTATAGCAGACACTGCAGAAACTGAAAAAAGAGCGTTTTCAGAAGACGAAGAGAAAGAATTTGATGAATTAGAAGGCAAGATTAAATCCTTAGATTCATCTATTGACAGAATGGAGCGGGCAAGAACGCTTAATTTAAATGCTATAAGTAACAAAAAACACGAGGAGATGACCCAGGAAGCAAAGGAAGAAAGAGCTTTCGAGGCTTATTTAAGAGGCGTGAAGCAGGAAAGAGCTGACGTAAATATGACTACGGGTGATAACGGAGCAGTTATCCCATCCAGCATTGCCCAGAAAATCATTAAGAAAGTCACTGAAATTTGCCCTATTTACAGTATGGCAACCAGGTATAATATTGGCGGAAGCTTAAGTATTCCGTATTATGATGAAGATACTCAGTCAATTCAAATGGCCTACTCAACAGAATTTGTAGAGCTGGAATCTACAAGCGGAAAATTCGGTAATATTGAGCTTAAAGGTTTCTTGGCTGGTGCGCTTTCTAAGGTGTCTAAATCACTTATTAATAACAGCCAGTTTGATATTGTATCTTTTGTAATTGATGCAATGTCTGAAAGTGTCAGTAAATGGATTGAAAACGAGTTGTTGAATGGCACTACGGACAAGATTACGGGATTAAGTACGGTGAAACAGAAAGTAACAGCCGCTTCAGCTACTGCCATCACCCCGGACGAGCTTATTGACGTGCAGGAAGAAATTCCGGATATGTACCAGGGTAATGCTATATGGATCATGAACAAGAAAACCAGAACAAAAATCAGAAAATTGAAAGACAGTGATGGAAATTACCTGCTTAACCGGGATGTATCTTCGAGGTGGGGTTATACATTGCTTGGAAAAGATGTATATACATCTGCTAATATGCCAGAGGTGGCAGCCGGGAAACTTGCCATCTATTACGGAGATATGTCTGGGCTTGCGGTTAAACTCTCAGAAGATGTGTCAATCGAGGTGCTGAGGGAAAAATACGCAACCCAGCACGCGATTGGAGTGGTTGCTTGGGTTGAAATTGACAGTAAGATTGAAAATGAGCAGAAGATTGCCGCTTTAACCATGAAAAGCGCATAACAGGAGATAAGATGAAGATAAGTGAAATTGCAATAGATGATATCTGCAGACAGATTCGTACAGAGAAAGAGTACCTTCCGGGGGACGACATAGCTTATTTGGAGATTCTAAAAAAAGCAGCCATTGAGTATACAAAATCATACACCGGACTTTCCGATACGGAATTGGAAGAGCATGAGGATATCACTATTGCAGTGCTTGTCCTAATATCGGATATGTATGATAACCGGCAGATGTATGTCGACAGAAATAATACAAATCGTGTGGTGGATACTATTCTAGGTATGTACAGTAAGAATCTGTTATAAGGCGGTGAAAGAATTATGAATGCTGGAGCATATAGAGAGCCAGTGGTAATAGAGAGAAATACTATTGCAGAGGACGAAATTGGGAATCAAACATCAGCCTGGACTAAATACTATGCTGGATATGCGTACATGAATAACCTGTCTGGGAGCGAGTATTGGGAAGCTGCACAGACCAAATCACAGAATACAATTATGTTTGTGATGCGTTATCATGCCCTTTTGGGAAAGATGAACACGAAGGAGTACCGCTTAATACATCGTGGGCAGGAATACAATATTACCAGCGTTGATAATGTCCAATATAAAAATGAGGTAATTAAAATAAGGGCAGTAGCAAAGGGGTGATGGAATGCCCAAAGGGCGAAAGGTAGGCGTAGGAGACATGGCGGATGAACTTATGCGGGCAATGCAGGAATATGCAGACTTATGCTCAAATGACGTAAGAGAAACCGCCAAACGGGTTGCGAAGGACGCTGTTAAAGGACTAAAACAGACGTCTCCCGAGGGGGATGGAAGTAAAAAGGGGCATTATAAAGACGGGTGGTCGTATTCTGTCGGGAAAGATTCCGGTTACAGTATAGAGATTACAGTGTATAACCGTAAAAAGCCAAGCCTTACTCATTTACTAGAAAAAGGACATGCGAAACGTGGAGGCGGGCGCGTAAGCGCAATACCGCATATAGAGCCGGTGGAGAATCGTCTGATAAAAGACTATGAAAAGCGGTTGAAGGAGAGGTTGCAAGCATGACAGAGCAGGAAATATATCAAATGGTAAAGTCGTGTGGGTTGCCATCGGCATACCACCATTTTGAAGAAGGGGTGGCACCCAATCCCCCATTTGTGGTTTATCTTTTCCCTGGAACTAATAACTTTGGTGCAGATAATGTTGTGTATAAATCCATAAACGAGTTAGATATAGAGTTATATTCTGATAAAAAAGATATTGCATCAGAAAAAAAGATAGAAGCTGTGCTGCGTGAGCACGGTTTTTTTTATGAGAAAAGCGAGACCTATATTGAAACTGAGAAATTATACGAAGTTATATATGAAATGGAGGTAATTATTAATGAATAAAGTAAAATACGGTTTAAAAAACGCCCACTACGCAAAGAAAAGCGTATCAGAAAGCGGAGTGACAACCTACGAAAAGCCGGTAAAGATACCCGGGTCTGTTAGTATTTCGTTAGATGCACAGGGGGAAATCAGTCCGTTTTATGCTGATGATATTGTGTTTTATAAGTCTTCCAGCAATAACGGCTATGAGGGCGACTTAGAGGTTGCGTTGCTGCCTGAGTCGTTTAGAACGGATATCCTTGGTGAGACATTAGACGAAAAGAAAGTGCTAATAGAGAACGCTGACGCAAAGTCAGTTGAATTTGCTTTGTTGTTTGAATTTGAAGGGGATGAAAAGGCGGTAAGACATGTCCTGTATAATTGTACAGCAACGAGGCCGTCACTTGAATCCAAGACAAAAGAAGATGTAATTGAACCGACTACAGAAACACTGACCATATCTGCAACAGGCGACGAGAATGGAAGAGTTAAGGCAAAGACCAGTGACCAGACAGATCAATCTGTTTACACCGCATGGTATGACTCAGTGTACACCACTCCGATACCAGTAAATGGGGGACAGTAATGATAAAAAAAGAGATTGAGATTGACGGGAAAAAAGTGCCGTTTCGTGCATCCGCGACGATACCGAGGCTTTATCGTGCCTTTTTCAGAAGAGACATTTTCAAAGACTTTGCAAGGCTGGAATCAGGCATCAGCAAAGAAGGAGATTTGCAGATTGAGGATTTAGAAATTTTTGAAAATGTAGCCTTCGTTATGGCTAAACACGCCGATCCAAAACAGCCAGATACGCCAGAGGAATGGCTTGAACAGTTTAATATGCTGTCTATTTATGAGGTGCTGCCGCAGTTGATAGAATTATGGAGTCTTAACACAGAAACGGAAGTAAAAGCAAAAAAAAACCTAAAAAAAGTGCAAGAGAGGTGACAACGCCTCTCTTTTTGCTTAGATGCGTAGAAATCGGCCTATCCATACATGACCTGGATTTGCTGTCCATTGGCTTAGTGAATGATATGTACGCGGAGAAAAGAAACGACGAATACGAATATCCTGCACTTGCAGAACAAACGGACTTTGATAGGTTTTAGGAGGTGTAATAGTGGCGGGTAAAAGAATTAGTGGCATTACCCTGGAGATTAATGGGGATACCATAGGTTTAAATAAAGCATTAAAACAGACAGAATCCGAAATAAGAAATACGCAGACCCAATTAAAAGATGTGGAGCGCCTCCTGAAGCTTGACCCTAAAAATACAGAGTTGCTGGCACAAAAGCAAAAAATTCTGAAGGACGCAATAGGAGAGACAAAGACAAAACTGGATGCGTTAAAAGAAGCAAATAAGCAGGCGGCAGAAGCAGCGCCCAATTATGATAAATGGAAAGAAAAATACGATCCAATTAAGAAGCAGATAGATGACACAAAAAAGAAGCTTGATGATTTAAAGGAAAATGCCAAGGATGCCGAAGTTCAGCTTGCAAACGGCGAAATATCACAAGAAAAGTACAATGCTATACAGGACGAGATAAAGCAGACTTCAAAGGATTTGAGAACACTTCAGAAATCGGCCAAGGAAGTATCTAACGAATTTGGGAACCCGGTATCACCGGAGCAGTATGATTCCCTGCAAAGAGAAATCATCGAAACAGAGAAGGAGCTTAAATCATTAGAAAAGCAAGCGAGGTTATCAAATTCATCACTTAGTAAAATATCTGAGGTAACATCTTCCTTCGGAAAAAAGGTGGAGAGTGCAGGAAAATCTTTACTTCCGCTATCAGCAGCCGTGGGAGCGGCAGGTGGCGCATCCGTAAAATTTGCTACAGATATTGAATCGGCAATGACAGGCGTAAGAAAAACAGTAGATGCCACGGAAGAACAATTTTCTGAACTTAGAAAAGCGGCAGAAGAAATGAGCCAGACAAAAGCTATTTCACAGGAAGATATACTGGGCGTAATGGAACTTGGTGGACAACTTGGAATAGCTGCAGATGATCTGGCAAACTTTGCAGGGATAATTGCTGATTTAGATATATCCACCAATTTAGATGCAGAAACGGCATCAACAGAGCTTGCGCAGTTCGCAAATATTACGGGGATGACCGCCGATGAATATAAAAACTTCGGGGATACGCTTGTAGCGCTAGGCAATAATTCAGCCACGACGGAAGCGGATATTATGAATATGGCAATGCGTATAGCTGGAGCTGGTACGCAAATTGGAATGACGGAAGACCAGATACTTGCTATGTCAGCGAGTCTTTCAAGCGTGGGAATTGAAGCGGAAGCTGGTGGAACTGCAATATCAACAATCATGTCTGAAATAGATAGAAGCGTTGCGTTAGGTAGTGAAAAAATGAATGTATGGGCACAGACGGCAGGAATGAGTGCAGAGCAGTTTAAGAGTGCATGGGAGACAGATGCCGCTGGAGCTATGCAGGCGGTATTATTGGGTATGAATGACGCACAAAAAGGAGGGGAGAACTTAAATTTAGTTCTGGCCGAACTCGGAGTAGAATCCATCAGACAAACGGATGCAATGAAGCGTTTGTCTAATAATGCAGAAGGAATGGCTGGGACGTTTGCCCTTGCAAATGAGGAGTGGGCAAACGGAAACGCTTTATCCACAGAGGCAGGAAAGCAGTATGAAACAACAGCGGCAAAGATGCAGCAGACGCAAGAGGCTATTAAAAACGCAGCTGCCAATATTGGGGAGATACTTCTACCTGTAATAAAAGATGTGTTAGAAAAAATAAGCGGGTGGATTCAAAAATTTAACGAATTGGATGAGGGAACAAAGAAGATTATTCTAATTCTTGCTGGAGTAATTGCCGCTGTTGGACCATTTCTAATCACAATAGGGAAAGTGGCAACAGGAATAGGGGCTGTCACGGGTGCATTGTCTAAAATAGGGGCTGCAAGCGGAATTGTTTCAAAAGCTGGTAGTTTAATATCTACAGCTCTTGGATTTATTAAAAAAGCTGCATCTGGACTGTTTTCTTTGATTATGGCCCATCCTGTAATCGCAGTTATAACGGCAATTATAGCAGCCGTGGTATTGCTGTATACAAAGTGCGAATGGTTTAGAGATGCAGTGCACGCGATCTTAAGCGCAATAGCAAGTATTTGGAAGTCGTTAAAAGATAATATTGTCAGGGTTGTAAATGAGATAAAAGATAATGCTGTGGGTACGTTCAAAAAAATACACGATGGCATTAAAAATACAGTGGGTAATATCGTAAGCACTGTTAAGAGCGGGTTTAAAAAAGCTGTAGACTTTATAAAGGAATTACCGGGAAAAGCCCTTACATGGGGAAGAGATTTCATAAAAGGGTTTGTTGACGGGGTAAAGGATAAAGTCAGCAGTGTGGTTGATTCTGTAAAGGGAGTGGCCTCAACAATTGCATCTTACCTTCATTTTTCACGCCCAGATGTTGGACCGTTAAGACCATACGAAACATGGCCGAAGGACTTTCTTAAAGGGTACGCTGGAGGAATAGAAGAAAATATCTGGAGAGTTCAAAGGGCAGCTTCAAACATGGCCGAAGAAATATCATTAAAAACTAATAATATAACTTCACGCCCTGTAGCCACTGCGAATTATACACCAAACGTTACAGTAATGATTGGAAATCGAGAATTTGATAATTACATAGTGAAAACATCTATGGATGGAATCAATAGAAAAACTAACAATTATGCAAAATCAAGGGGGTATTAAATGTTTTATGATATCACCTATAATGGGAAAGTAGCTTCACAGCAAGGAATCAGGGTAAAAGAACGCCCCGCAATTCCGTGCGCAAAAAAGAACATAGAGGAGATTGCTATTCCCGGAAGAGATGGAAAGCTACACATCGACAAGGATACTGTAGATGATATAGAAATTCCTGTTACGTTTATTTTTAAGTGTGAACAGGAAAACTGGATGAAGACTTTTAGAAGTGCAAAATCATGGCTTTATGGAAAAGACGATAAAAGACTTAAAATGTCTGATGATTATGGATTCTTTTACATTGTAAATTACGTAGAAATAGAAGAATGTGAAAGAGAAGTCAAAGAAGTTGGCGTTTTTACAGCAAACTTTCATTGCAGGGGATATCACTACTTGGAGAGCGGCGCTATGAGTATGACGCTTGAAAATGCACAGTATAACCCTTATTTTCCATGTCACCCACAATATCGAATTGTTGGACGTGGAAAACATACATTACATGTCAACGGGAAGTCGCTGGATGTAAATGTGATTGATAATGTAACGATAGATACAGAACGAAAAATTGCATTTAGCGATGATGGAGCGAATAGGAACACAAATATCACTGGAGATTATGAAAATTTGTATCTGCATAGTGGGCAAAATGAAATTATTTTAGAAGTTCCACAAGAATCTTACAATCATGAAACTCTAATAATCCCCAATTGGAGGTGTATATAATGATACAGATCTATTCACCGGATAATACCAACTATTCAGAAAATGGAAATTCTGTTTTGGAGCCTAGTATATGTGACTTAGATATGGATTTATACGGCGGGTGGAATATGGAACTAGAATATCCAATAGATGACGAAGGGAAATACAAACAAATTGTAGAAGAAGCTGTTATCTCTGCACCGACTCCGGTTGGAGAGAAGCAGCTTTTCCGCATTTATGAGAAAAATTTAGAGGAAGATAGAGTGACTGCATTTGCACGCCCTATATTTATGGATTCAAGGGATGAAGTGTTCTTAACAGACAAAAGGCCGACAAACGTAAATGGGCAAGCAGCACTTGACATTATGACCCAGGGAACAGACTACTCAGGAGAATCAGATATCACAGTAACATCAACTGCTTATTATGTCAGGAAAAATCTTATGGAAGCCATCGGGAGCAACGATGACAATTCATTTCTTAACCGCTGGGGTGGAGAGGTTTTGTACGACAATAAAAAAGTTATCATCAATAAGCGGGTTGGGGGCGACTATGGCGTATCTATTTTATACGGGAAAAATCTGTCATCCATCAAGGAAAAAGTAAACATGGATAACATTATTACTAGAATTGTGCCGGTTGCCTATAATGGATACACACTTGATGGAGATATGCCTTGGGTTGACTCTGTAAATAACAATAAGTATGCAAAATTGTACACCAAAGAGGTAAAATTTGAAGATGTAAAATTACAGGAAGACTGCCAGGAGGGTGAAAAAGGATTTTCTACTTTAGTGGAGCTACGGGCGGAATTAAAGAAGAGATGCCTTAAAATGTTTGAAGATGGAGCAGACACCCCAGATGTAACGTTGGAAATTGAAATGGTAGACTTATCAAAAACAGAAGAATATAAGGACTACAAAGTACTTGAACGTGTTGGACTTGGAGATACAGTATATTGTAGGCATCCAAAACTAGACATAACAGCAAAAGCACGGGTCATAGAGGTGAAATGGGACTGCATCAGAGATGAGGCAAAAACAATAAAGATAGGAGACGCAGAAACAGATTATTTTAACGGACTTACTAATGTTTCCCATTCTATCACACAGGTGATTGCAGGTGATAATACTGTGATGGCAGACAAGATAAAGGGCGTTTTGGACGCCATGAATACCCAGCTTAAATATCAGAAGGATGTTGCAAAAAAGCAGGATGTGCGCGCCATCTTATTTGAAGACTTAAACAAGGGCAGCAATACATATGGTGCACTTGCCATAGGTACGCAGGGTATACAGATAGCAAATGAAAGAACATCTGATGGAAGAGATTGGAAATGGAAAACAGCCATAGGACCTGAAAGTATCTTTGCATCTGTCATCGTTTCTGGAATACTGTCTGATAAAACAGGAAGAAATTATTGGGATCTGGATAAAGGCATTCTTAATTTGTCTGGTACGTTTAATATGACCGGAGGCAGCATGTCGGTAAAAACCGAAAGCTCAGCGCAGAATGTAATCGTGTTGAAATCCCCAGACTATACATCTACATTTAGGGGAGGAAACATAAGACAGGAGGTGCCGGCTGACAAGAGCATAGATGGAAATAAGCATACTTTGGTTATGGGGGTTGATGGAACAGTTCCATACATCCATTTCCAAAACGGCGGAACCATAAAGACACAGATAAATGAAACCCTTATATCAGGAAGAGTAAGATCTGATGATGGGTATAGCGGCACCATAACCATCGGTGATATCAACATGAAAGTAAAAGGTGGAATTATCACAGATGTATAAGGAGGTAAAATGACAGAACTAAGAGTTACAATCAGTTTACTAAATAAGCCGCTCCCCATGACAATTAATGTCGTGCAGGGCGACAGCGGAAGAAAGGTAAGGTTTATCATTGAAGACGTTGAATTTCCTGACGGTGCAATTGCTAAAATATTTGCAATAAAACCTTCGAAGCTTATAGTATTCAATGAATTATCTGTAGAAAGAAGCAGGGAGTTATTGCTCGAACTAACAGACCAGATGGTTGCCGAGGCGGGCACTCTCCCGTGTCAAATTACAATTTACTCAGAAAACAAAATCATCTCTTCTTTTGAATTTTCAATGTGCGTAAACAGGCAGATTAGAAATGATAGCGCAATCGAAAGCACAAATGAATTTACGGCCCTTACGGTTGCCATAAACCGAGCAGAAAAAGCTGTAAGTGATGCAAATAGCCTAAGGAATGAGTATATACCAAAATCATATATGGATGCAGCAATGGGGGTGGCGGCATTAGATGAATATGGTCTAATTAAGATATCCCAGATGCCAACTAATATCCGGGTATCTGCGGCAAATATGGCTGATAGACTGACTTGGCCCCGGAGAATTGATGGGGTAGATTTTGATGGAACCGAAGATATAAGTCACCATGCTATCTGCAATACTTCGGCGTCAGAGGCAGCTAAAATAGCGAACTTTTATTCGGATTTACATACGACATCAGGCGCGAGATTGATTGTTTATTTTGTAGAAGGAAATACTGCTTCTAACCCAACAATTAGTATAGGGAATACCGCAGCATTACCAATCTACTACAAAGGTTCTCCGGTTTCTCCTGGACTAATTACAGAAAAATCACATGTGGAATTAATTTGCGACGGAACCCGGTACAATATTGTAGGGGATCTGGCTCAGGCGAAGATTAATGAATTGGAGTCTATGCTGTCAGTGACAGATATCACAAGTTCGTTTTCTCCGTCTACTGACAAAATAAGCATATCTAAGGCTTATAAATACGGGAAGCTTGTCATTGTTCACGGATTTTTAGTAGCCGGTTATGCACAGGGGTGGCATACAACCGAAACAATAACTACATCTTATCCACCGTTAACTAACGCAAGTTTTATCATGGGAAGCCAAAACAGCGGAGACCAGACCACAGGAATCAAACTGGATTACCGTCCTAGCGGAACAGTATATGGAACCGTATCCGCAGCATTAACGGGAAATAATTTATTCCAGCTAATATATTTTACTGCGTAAGGAAGGAGGCAGAGATATGGCAGAAATAAAAGTAAGAAGGGCAGCCACAGTAGCAAATACCCCGGTAATCCTGGAATTTGACGTCATGGGGCTACAGTATCTTGTGAAAAACCACACAGATGATTATATCCATGTGGCATTTAAAAGCAATGCTACGGTGGATGAGTGTGTATCCATACCGCCAGGGTGCGCCCAGGTGCTTCTGGTCAGCAAGATTGTAAGCGCGGATGACGGCAGCAAGGAGGTTTACGTGATCCCGGAGGGTACGTCACCGGATATCGAGAGGGGAGTGGAGGTACAATGCATACTCTGGTAATGGATTTGGAACCCGGCTACATAGGCACAGAGCCGGGTTTTCTCTACCGCTTCAACCGGGACCTCTACGAAACCATAACCTCCTCCCACCTAGTACTCCACACAAAGCCCGGGAGAATAAAGAACTTTAAACTATCCGGGGTAACAAGGCAGGTGACAACAGAGGGGAATCAGCTTATACCTTACCCATATGTCACAGCTGATGGGACATTCAGTGGGATTACAGCCAAAGCCACAAATGGACATATAAAAATCAGTGGAACAACAACAGCAGGATGTAATTATTTAATATATAAAAATATCCCGGCAGGAACATACGGTGTCAAAATCCAGGGCAACCATACGGGTATGGATCTGCTTATATATGATTATAATGCGTCTCAGGCATTAGCTTCTATTGGTAGTTCTACGCAAAACGGAAGCGTTACTTTTACTTCGGCAGAAGGGAGTAATACTTGGTTATATTTTAACCAAGGAACAGCAGGAAAAACGGTAGATATTGACGTTGATATCATAATGACTACAGCTGACAAGATTGATACAGTGCCCTGGGAACCCTACACCGGCGCTACATCATCCCCCAGCCCGGAATATCCCCAGGATGTACAGGGGGTAGGGAAAAGAACCAAGAACCTGCTGAACGATAAGAGAATGCTGGACTTTATCCTTCAAAAGCCCGGAGCCAGTATAGTGCAGTTTGATGGACGGAGGTGTTTAAAGCTTGATGGGGGATTTAACTTCCCTGATTTCAACCTTTATGAAGGTTTTGAAACGGAAAAACGCTACACCTTGACCTATGACGGATTTTACGAAAAATATAAAACAGAAGCTTACCTAGGCAATGGATTTGCGTTCACACTTCAAAACGGAGGACGCAATCTCTCCTTAATGGGCGTTAGTGATATTGGCACATGGAGACACAAAACAACAACGTCTGATACCGGCGTGACAAAACTGACTTTTACGTATGGAACGCAGAGCGTTATATATATTGACCTGGACACAATCCAACTGGAGGAGGGTACTATATCCACACCCTACGAACCATATGGCTATAGGACTGATGTAGTGTGCAGAACGGAGGATGATACAGAGAGCTACACTGCACCCATATACACACGGGAGCCACTAACACAGTGGGATCGCATCGAATACCGGAATGGTGAATATGGAGTAGCACGTAGAGGCACCACCTATACTTTTACAGGACAGGAGAGGTTTAACAAATACGGGAGTAATGGTTTTGCGCTAACAAAGCCAGACATGCTTCCTGGCAACTACCGCAATGATGGTTACTGCAATAGATTTCCATGTGCAAAAGGTACTTCGTCCACGAAAGGTATATGGTTCGGGGCGGATAATAACCAATATATCTATTTTTTGGATGTGTTAGGCGTTGCTACCAGCGTATCAGAATTTGCGGCATGGTTACAAGCTAACCCAACAACGATAGTATACCAGCTTGCTGAAGAGGTCTGGGAACCTCTCCCAACCATATCCCAGCAAGCATTACGCAACCTACCAACCTACAAAGGTGCAACCATGATAGGCACCACAGACCCGCTGGAGCCAGAGATTACCGTATCATACAGGCCGCAGACAGATTATAGTAAACTCCCCGGCCTGGAGGCAGACTACGAAAAAGGTATCTTCACCCGCCTGGGTGCCGCCAAAAACCTAACCGCTGGATCACAGTTCAACCGCTTCCCAATGTATGCCGGGCGCCGCCGATGTAATGTATCGGACGATGGGACTATAACAGCCTATGTGGGCGATCCCAATTATAGGGAGGATGGTAGCAACGGCCAAGTAATGGTATATCAGCCTAAGTTTTACTATCAGGTTGTACCGCTAAAGCTTGAACCACAGACAGACGGTATAGGCTATCACCTGCGCCGGGCACAGTATTGGGTATCACACAAGCCAATGCCAGGCTTCAAGCTTCACCCGGCATTCAAGAAACCGGCACAGAAACTGGAATATATCATGTACGCAGCATTTGAGGGCAGCATCTACGACACTTCAGCCGCAACCTACATCCTGGACGACGCCCAGGTAATGGACGTAGCAGCGGACAAGTTAAGCAGCATAGCCGGGGCAAAACCAACATCAGGTAAGACACAGCAGTTTACCCGGCCAAACGTGGAGCAATTAGCGCAAAACCGAGGCCCTGGATGGCATGGAGACACCATCAAAGCGGAATCGGCTAATCAGTTACTTATGGCAATAGAACTTGGAACGATGAATACCCAGGCGGCAATTGGCCAGGGCGTCGTGTCAATACCAGATACGCCTAATACCGAAAATAACAGTATTATAGCCGGTGGCACTTCCAACCTGGGCAGCAATACCGGAATGGCGGATGGAGACAACGGGAAAGTATCTGTGTCATACCGTGGAATGGAGAACCACTGGGGGAATATCTGGAAGCAGGTCTATGGGGTTAATATCTGGGGTGATGGCACGAAGAAAGGCGGAATTCCTTATATCTGTACAGATTATGATTTCGCAGAATCTAAGAATACCGGAAACTATGAAAGCGCAGGGTTCACGCTTGCAAACGCTAACGGCTATATTTCCGCTATGGGTTATTCAGCCAAGTGCGACTGGTTGTTCATGGCCTCAGAATGCTTGGGAAACAATTCAGCTCCTGTCGGAGACTACACATATATCACAGTAAACCTGAATGGTTATAGGAATTACTTATTTGGTGGCTCTTGGGATAGCGGCAGTTATGCCGGTGCTTTCTGCTTGAGCTTAATTGCTGGTGTCGGTTATTGCAGTCGGACCATCAGTGGCCGCTTAATATATGTACCTTAAAAAAGAAAGGAGAACAAACAATGGCAACATGGATGAAGATTGAAGAAACCCCAGAGGGAGGAGTACTGCACAGCGCAAGCTCTGATCTGGGAGGCTACACCAAAATGAAAGACGGGGGCATTATAAGAGACTCCGTCACCCCTGCGGCAGAGGTACGGCTGCAGGCCCAGCTAAATAGCATCCAGGAGGCCCAATCTGCCATGCAGGAGTCCCAGGCAATCACGGACCAGGCAGTGCAGGATTTAATTATAACCACAATGGGAGGTGCAGTATAATGGCTGAGTTTTTAGCGCGCAGGATTATCAACGGATACATGACAAAAGAGCAGGTCCCGGCAGCTTTACGGGATGCAGTGTATGCGCTTCTGCCGCAGGAGCCAGAGGAACCAGTAGAAGTACCAGCAGAGGCTTGATAGGAGGTGATCCGATATCTCCCGTAGAGACGCCGGGTCATGCGTCTTATTTTAGTGCAGAAAGAGAGGAACGAGGATGTGACAGAGGAAGAAATTGCTGTAAAGCTTGCGGAGCATGGGAAGGAGATAGGCTCCCTTAAACATCGTGCATCAGACCTGGAAGAGCAGAACAAGACCATCCAGGAGCTTGTGCTATCGGTAAAGGAGCTTGCTATCAATATGCGGGCTATGATGCAGGAGCAAAAGGAGCAGGGGAGCCGCCTGGACACCCTTGAGCGGGAGCCTGCAGAACGGTGGAACAGTGCAAAGCGTACCGCATTTAACACGGTTGTTGGTGCGGTGGCCGGGGCATTTGCTACAGGCATGGGATACTTAATATTGCAGTTTATAAAATAGGAGGAATAAGCTATGGATATTACATTTTTACTGGATTATATTAACTTGATTACATTGGGCATCTGCCTGTGTGCAGGGTTTGCCTTTAAGGAGGCATTTGATAAATTCCCCAACAGGTACATACCGCTGTCAGCTCTGGTCCTGGGCGTCTTAATCAATGTCCTGGTCAACTGGCCGGGAATCAATGCGGCTGTAGTACTGGGCGGTATGATATCGGGGCTGGCCAGCACGGGGTTATATGAGATGATGAGGAATCTGATTGATAAGGATGGAAAGAAGGGGGACCAGTAATAGGTCCTCTTTTCAGATTGGAGGAAAATCTATGGGAACATTAATCATGGGCACCGCTCTGGCAACCGTGGAGCAGATGCGCAGCTACATCCGCAGAGTTAACCCGCAGGTGCCGGCCAAAGTCATAGACATGCTGCCGTATTACCTGTCCGAAGGGGAAGCGGAGGGTGTCCGTGGAGACATTGCGTTTTGCCAGAGCTGTATAGAGACGGGCAACTTTGGCTTTAAAGGCAGCGCAGTGACCCTGGACCAGAACAACTTTGCAGGGATAGGTGTCACCAGCAATGGCATGAAAGGAAATAGCTGGGATACGCCGCAATTAGGCATCCGGGCGCAGATACAGCATTTGAAAGCCTATGGCAGCGTAGAACCGCTGGAGCAGAATTGCGTAGACCCACGGTTTAAATGGGTGAAACGAAACTCTGCGCCATTTGTGGAATGGCTGGGACAGCAAGAAAACCCGCTGGGAAGTGGATGGGCGAAAGGGAAGAACTATGGAAACAAGATTTTGACAGTACTTGATAGTGTACTGCAGGAAGATAAAGGAGATAATACCATGAAAGTATTTTTAAGTGTAGGACATAGTATATTAAAATCAGGAGCTTGTACTAGTGCGGACGGAGAAGTCCAGGAATATGCCTACTGTAAGGCCCTGGCACCATACGTCAAAAAGTATCTGGAACAGGCCGGGGCATCCGTTGATCTGGTTATTTGCCCGGCATATCAGTTCAGCAAGGCG